CCTTACTTGTTCCTTTTTAATCGAAACTTCATTCTTTAAACTGTCTGCTTTTGATATGAGCGCGGCATCACCGGACTCATGGGCTTTTTTATACAACTCATCTGCTTCTCTTTCTTTGATTGCGATGCTTTCTTGTTCTTTTTCTATAATATTTTGTTGTTGCTCAAGCACTTGTTTTTGATAACTTTGTGCTTTTGTTTGTGCCTCATGTAATCTTTGCATCAATTCAGCATTTTGATTTTGGGCCTCTCTTAACTGTTGATTTTTCTTATTTATACGTTTGGAAACGCCCTTAGTATATTTATCTAACTCATCATCTGCTACTGCTTTGGTTGGAGTCTCTTCTACATTATCTGTAATTTCGACTTCTACCTCTTCGATGTTTTCTGCTACCTGTGTTTCATTATCTATCATAAGCTTATAATATCATCCGGATTGATTATGGTGGCAATAACCTCATCATCATTGATAATTCTTACCTCTGCACCATCTTCAAGTTTAAATCTTGAGCCAGAGTAACGCCCAATTAAAACCCATTGTTTTTCTTCACACCATGGTTTATCACCATATCTATTTTTATCGTTGTAGCATAGTGGTCCTTGTTTAACCACATAGGCAACTACTGTGTGTAAAGCCTCTCTATCTACTTGTTGTTTTGTGAGAATAATACCACCTTCTGTTTCTGCTTTGCCTGAGTAAGGTAAAACCAACATGCGCCAACCTGTAGGTTGTGGCATCCTTTCAAGCACAGACTTGTCTAATTTTGTAGGGTCTAAAACCACCTCTGATGGATTGACATAAGCTTCTGCTAAATCTGTCATTTAATATTCTTTCCTAAATTACTAATAGTTTCTGCAATATAGTATAAAGCAGAAAGTTCTCCTTGCAAATATTTATAATGCTCTATATCTTTAAGTCCACCTGACATAAGAGTTTCTTGTATCTGCTGTTCTCTTTCAGCTATAGATTTTTTTATGCGATCTATAACAACTATATCGTCCATTTATTTTTTCTTTTTGGGTCTACCTCTTTTTGCAACAGTTTTTTTTGTAGTTGTTTTTTTTGCAGTTTTCTTTTTTGTAACTTTTTTGGGTTTTGGTTCCACATCACCACTAGCTATACGCTGTAACTTTGCCTCTATCCTTGCTAAATTTTCTTGGTGTGCTTTATCAGCAGCCTCTTGTGCAGCCTTAGCAGCTGCTGCCTCTTGTTTTCTTGCTTCTTTTTTTTCTGCTCTTAATTTTGCAATAGCTGCTATTTTATATGATGTTGTCATAATCTACCTCTTATTTTATTTTCGAGTTCTAATAATTTTAAATCAGCATTTTGTTTTAGTCTATCGATTGCCACACTTAATTTATCATCAGCAATTTGTTTTTGTAGGCCTAATCTTTGCATTTGTAACTCACTTTCCACTGCTTTTTCTTGCTGTCTTTGATTTTGTTTAGCAACAAATTGTTCTGATTCCATATCTAATTCTTTATCTCGTAAATCTAGTTCTCTTTTTCTAATATCAACCAATGGATCATTACTATCACTCATTCCAATAGACTGTAAAAATTCATTGGTTAATTCAGCCATAATACTAGAACTAAACTGTTCAATAATCATTTGTATTTCTTGTTGTATTTGTTGTGCTTCTGTAGGAGACACTTGTTGCATTTGGTTTTGTACTTGTGCAATCCTTAGTTGTATTTCCTCGGGCAGTTGTTCTTGAGCAAGTTGGGTAGCAAGAAACTGTAGATGTTGCATACAGTGACTAATGATTAGTGCTTGTACTTGAGGGTTTTCTTTAACCACTGATGTTAAAAACAAACTTCTGTGTGCCTCTAAATGTGCTTGATGGTTTTGTTGTGGGAAAGCTTGTGCTGGTTGTCCTAACAACAAATTAGCATTTTCTAAACCAGCATCAACAGGTTTTGGTGTCATATCAGGTGGTGGTTGTAATAAAGCATCTACATTATCGACACCTAGAGCTGCATACATGCGTTTGTATGCCTCGTAAATGCCTAAGGGACCATGCACTTCAGGATTAGATGTAACCATCTGTAACAATTCCTGTGCTAAAGTGACTCTTTGACTTTGTGAAAAAATGTTTGGGTCCGATACAGGAATAATGTCCACTCTCTCATCAAAGTCCTGTTGTTTGACTTCATTTTGTCCTGTTCCTACCTGATATGTGTAAACTGGTGGCAAATACTCACCAAAGACCTTAGACAATAAACCAAACTCTACCTTTTGTGCATAATGTAGTCTTTTGTGTATGGCACTCATTACTTTAGTGCCACGCTCTAACAAGGCAACAGTTGTCCCAACAGGCATAGCTGCATTCATATCACCTACATTCATATCTGCAATAGCTGCAAATCTTTTGCCTGAATCTACTAAAATGCCAAGTAATTGCATCAAAACATTACTTGGTTCCTTGATGGGCAAAGGTATTAAGTTTTCTCGTAATGAACCACCTGTAGTATCAATATCTCTGAATTCACCAGGTTGCAGAGGGTCATCTTCATCACGAATTCTCATGCCTCTTGCCTTAAATCCAGCTGGTAGGTTGGCCAAGGTGCCTGCATCTATTAATTGTCTTAAGATGCTGGTCGATGCTTTTGATAAACCACCTATCATGTGTGACAGTCCTAAACCATAAAAACCCAAACCTGGCAAAAATTTATACTGTACAAAATAGTTAATTTTATTTTTTAGCAGATCATTCTCTAAATAGTTTCTGCGGATAGAGAGTATCTGTCTTGAGCTATCCTCGATGGTGACAATGTAAGGTAGTTTTACACCAGTGGGTACACCATTACCATCTAAATCTTCAAACCCCTCAATGTCCAGTATTGTGTGTATTTCAAAAACAGTGCGATTTCTATTTTCTTTATAACTAGGTGTCACCCCTTGTATATCATCTATTGCCTCTTCAATGTCAGACATATCTTCGGCATAGCCATCGGTGCCTATGTCAACATTCGCATAAAAACCAGTGACTTGTTGTTTTTTTATTTCATTTGCCGACATGCTTATGGCATGTGTAATTCTTTCAGCAGAACTAATATCTGTTGCTTCATAAGGCACAATTAAATCTTCAGGAGCAATGAATTTTGCTACAGCCCTGTTTAAAGTGAAATCGTAGTAAACCTTTTTAAAACAAGAACCAGCAAGTGGTAAATAAAATAACATTTGATCTAGTTCCGGATCATACTCCTCCATTTCATTAAGAATGTAGTAGTTCATAAACTCTTGCACTCTTTCTGCTTGGTTTTCTGTTTCGATCGTACGAGCACCGACTATTTCAGTTTTTACTGGACCTTTAGCTGGTAACATTTCTTTGTAAGCTTGTGCCTGAAACTGTGTTACTGCTTCTGCTAAGATAGGATGGACAACCCCACTAGAACCTTCAAAAGGTTGAGACCGAGTTTCATCAAACTTCATGCCTAAATATTTCAAACCATCTGTATAGGTTTTTTCCCATTCAGATCGAGATTGTTTATCACTACTAATAGAACTTAATAAGTCATTTGATATTTTTTGCAGTATGTTAGGATTTATAAACTCTACTAAATTAGCATTAAAACTTAGGGTTGGTGCTGCTTGCTCTTGTATTTCTTGATCTAATAGTAGTTCTTCCTCATTAACTAAAATCTGAGCTGCATTGCTTATTTGTTCTTCTCGAGAAACATCGGGTTCTACTTTGATACTTGAACCACTGACCTTAACATCAGGATCATTTTCTGTGCCTAGTCTTTCTATTGCCATATCTAATAATAAACTGTTCTATTACTTTTTAACAGTTTAACCTCATCTTGATAATCTTCATATAGTGATATGAAACCACCTTGTCGAAAACGCATCAAAGCCATTGTAGCACTATCACAATAATCATCATAATCACCATAAGGAAATGCGGCCATTTCTTCAATAACTTCATCTGCAAAATCTCTATCAGGTGCCCATACCATGCCGGATTCAAATATGGGCGCAACACTATTCATCCTTGCTATTTTGTCTTGCCCTCGACTTGGAGAATAAGATGTTACTGGTATGCCCATACGCCTTAGTTCATGGGTTAGGGGGGTTCCTGAAGCTTTTGCTTCAATCAGCACACAATCAGGTTCCCAATACCTATACTCCTCTAATGCTAATTTTTTTAGATCGGGGAAGTCACACCTTACTCTTTTTGCATCTAATAATATAATTTCATCGGTGCTTTCATCACCTCTATTAAATATTGCCCAAGTGGTGATAGCAGAATAATCCGCAGTTTCTTTTTTTGAAAAAGCTGTATCATAACTTTGGATAACATAAGAGTAAGGAGGAACATCCTCTTGCTCCCAGCGTTGCCACCACTCTCTTTTTACAATAGACCCCTCCTCAGCAGTAGGATTCTGCATCCATTGACTGTTCCATTTAGCAAGAGGCAGTGAAGCTTTTACACTTAACAGCTCATCTTTTTGCCAAAACTCAGGCCATAATGGGTTGTCTGACTCAGGCATGATAGCTGGAAACTCAACTACATCCCATTGGTCAGCATTTTCTTCACTTTGTTTATTAAGAACTTTACCTACCAAATCTTTGGTGCTCCATCTAGTCATAACTATGACTATGATTCCACCTGGTTGTAACCTCTGTCGAGGTCCGGAGGTGTACCACTCATAGGCAGATTCTAAAGCTTTAGGTGATAGTGCATCTTGTTCGGAGTGTGGATCATCAATAATCAGTAGATCAGCACCTCGACCAGTTATAGCACCTCCAACCCCAGCTGCAAAAAACTCACCCTCTTGGTTGCTAGTCCACCTACCAGCAGACTTATTATCTGCTTGTAATTTTAATTGTGGAAAAATATGTTGAAACTCCTCACTATCTATTAAGTTTCTAACTTTTCGACCAAACCGCACTGCTAACTCTGCGGTATGTGTTGTTTGTATTATTTTAAGATTGCCTCTTTTACCCATCATCCAAGCTGGGAAAAATGTTGATGCAAACTCAGATTTTGAATGTCTAGGGGGCAAACAAACAATTAACCTTTTGATTTTGTTGTCTGCTATTTTATTGAACTTATCTGCAATGATCTTATGGTGCCTACCTTCTATAAAGTCTGGCCACATCTGTTTTATAAATGCCATAAAATCTTTTTGGCAACTATCTTGCTTTTCTAGTTGATCGTAACGATTAAGTAAAGCTACAGCTTCTGCTTGATCTTGTTCTGTAAGAATATCAAAATCTTTAAAAGAAACTTCTTTCATAGTCGAGCTGAGCAACAAGGTAGCGACGATAATTTTTGCCACCCAGCTCTAAGCAATATTTGCCTAGTCATAGTATTGCACAACCTTAAATGGTGTGCCATTCTTTGCCTTCAAATAATAATGCTTCGGCCTCACGCCTTCTAATAAGACCTTCTGAAACCTTACCAGCACTTTTATTCCAACGCTTGATTTGTGCTGGAACATCAGCTTTTTTATTCTCATTCAAAACTTTTAACATCGTTGAGTTATTAAGATTTGTCGGACCTAAATTGTAAGTCCATGATACTAAAGCATCATACTCGTTTTGCTCAAGTGGCACAGTAACAGCAGATGTTACATACTCACCATATTCAATTAGCTCTTCCTCTAACCACTTTTCTGCTTGTTCTTGGGTGCAAGTGTCAAACTCTTTGACATCTTTAGTTCTGCCATACGCCAAAGTCCACACCCCAGCCGAACATTTGTATGCGGTCAATTTACAACCCTCAAACTTTTTTATTAACTCTTTACCTTCCTCTGAAATTTTCATGTTACTCTCCTTTGTCACCGGTATGTGACGCCCCAAAATAGAACGAAATAATCGCACTTGCTAATCCTCCTAAATAACCAAGCACTAAGTTGATAAGTGCTTCTGAGTTTTGTTCAGGTGGTTGTAGGGTTACTAAAAATATGTAACCTAAAAAACCGGCTATGGTACATAAACCGATAATCCTTGCAGTCCAATCTTTTGAAAACATGCTACGAGCATGTTGTTTATCTTCAGTCTCTAGTTTGAATACATCCACCTCTAGTTCTTTCATCTGTACATCAAACTCTTGTTCTGCTTTTTTTAACTCTAACATTTGTTCAGGTGTAGCATTTTGTAATGCTTGTTGAATAGATTTTTGGTCGTTCGACACACCTAACACCTCTGCTATTTTACCCATAGCCATGCCACCTAATGGGCCCCCCATTGCTGAGCCAAGGGTTGGCGCTACTGCACCAACAAGATTTTTTAATATTGCTTTCATATCATCACCGTAATTAATGCTATTGCTAATGCACCGACAAAACCAAACAGACCAAACACTGCTGTTTTTATAGTGCTGTTTATATTTGCAACCTCTGATTTTATATCATTAAGTTCATTGAACACAGTTTTCCATCTTTCGGCATTAGCAGTTTTATGTGCTGCTAAATCTTTTGCTAAATCATTGACTGTGGTTCTTTTAGACATGAGCAATAGTATATAAGTTAATTTCTTTCTTTTTACCCTTTACTTTAATAGGCGAAAGTAATTTTAACTCTAAATCTACACCATTTTTAGTATTTTCTCCAATCAAAATATCATGTCCGACTTCTTTAGTGGCAGATTCGAGTCTAGCAGCAAGGTTTACTGCATCACCTATGGCAGTATAGTCAAACCTAGTTGCACTGCCCATATTACCTATAATTGCATAACCTGTATTTATGCCTATACCTATTTTTACAGGATCAATACCTTCTTCTGCCAGTTCATTATTCAAATTTTCCATATTCGCTAACATATCCAAAGCACACATTAGTCCTTTTGTTTCATGATTTTCTAGGTCCAAAGGTGCATTTCCTATGCCCATACAGGCATCGCCTATAAATTTGTCTATCATAAAACCATGCTTTAGCAGT